TAGCATGATCCAGATCTGCATCCACACCACGGGCACCTTGTAATACCTTGTCCTTGACTCCATAGTCCGCAAGTAGATCAACATATTTTTCCGCAATAGCGGCTACTTCTTTTTTGTCAATGTACTCTTTAAACAATAACCAAACATCTCCAATCTGATTGTCATTCATTTACCTCTATCTCCTCTTCAATGATAATTTTAGGTTTAATGTGATAATTTTGCATTATCATATCTAATTTATCATCTTTCCATTCTTTTCGGTAGAATAAGAACTCTTCTCCGGTGGTTGGCTCAATGTACTTCAATCTGTTGCCTTGTTGCACTAGAAGTTTTTTATCTTCAAATAAATCAACAAGTCCACTGTAAGCGTTCATGCCGGTCTCATATGGAATTTCAATTTGCAAAGTTTCAAAAGGCTTTGCATAACGAGTTTTCATAATCTTACAAGCGGCTCTAATGCCATGTACTTCACTGGTCTTAACACCGTTCTCATCAGTCTTAAGTTTGAGTTTTTTCATGGCAACAACAATGCTAGACGCATACACAAATCCTTGTCCACCACTAATTTTGTCATCAGGATCAAACATGTCCTGACTTGCGTATGTGTGATTAGTACATACCATACCAACATTCCATGAGCCAAACATGTTCACACAGTTACGAACCAATGCTGTAAGTGCTTTGGGTTTACGACCCATGTCACCCTTCATGTCACCAGCTTGGAACTGGTTAATGTCAGTGGGGGTCAGCAACATGCCAAGACTGTCTATGACAAATAGGACTTTGGGACGTTCTTCCATTACTTTGTACTCTTTCATGAATTCGTGGATAGTTTTAGCCACATCATCAATCATAGCCATGTTCAGCTTGAGTAATTTATCTTCGCTAGTGTCTACACCTAAATCGTGTAACCATTTTTCATCAAGAGCGTTTTCGCTATCAATTAAGATAACGTAGATGCCAGATTGTTGTGCGTTGCGAACTAGATTGCCTGAACAAATAAAACTTTTGCCAGCGCCACTTTCGCCTGCAAACACAGTGACCTTGCCCAGTGGAACACCTCTGTTAAAGTCACCACTGATCAAATAATTTAATGCGTAATTGCCTGTACTGATCCAATCTGTAGGATCATTGAAGCCTACTCCAAGACCTTCAATACTTTTTGTTAATGTTTTTCGAAATTTAGATAAGTCAAAGGCTTTTGTAGCCATAGTTGTTCTCCTTGTGTTGTGGTTAGTAAGGGGGACTGCGCCCCCTTATTTTTATTGCTTTTGACGATTGCGGATCATTGCAAGGATATCTTGCGCACGATCACCGCCACTAGCCACAGCTTCGGTAGCAGGTTTAACTGCCGCTTTAGGAGTATCAACATCAAACGGTGGATCTTCTTCCACTACTGCTGGAGTTGCTTTTGCAACCTTTGTTGCTTGTGCCACTGGATCACCAGTATTTTGATTAGCACCGCTGGGTTTAAAATACTGACCCCAACGTTCCATATCAAATGCTTCACCATCAACACTTGCCTCAAACATTTCTTTGATGACCTTAACTTCGATCTCGCTTGGCTTCTTGGGCAAGAAGTCTTTAAGATTGAACAAGCCATGTGCCTTAACTGCCGCTGACTCATCATCAGTTAGAGGACGTTCACGACGGCTCCATTTGCTTGTGCTGTAATCAGCATAGCCACCCTTGCTGGTTTTGATCAGTTTAAAATCAACACCATGTACAAAGTCAGTTGGCAAGTCTTCCATTTCTGGATCCAACAATGCGCCACGGATCAATTGAAAAATCTGTGGACCAATAATGAATCTACGAATTGGATTTTCTGGTTTGTTTTCTTCTTTCAAACCGTCTTCTGTCACAAATCCTTGGAAAATGTAACTACGCTTTTTCCAATATTTACGACCCATGTCTTCCAACGCTGGGTCCTTGAACCAAGCACGTACTTCACTCAAAACAGGACATGTCTCACCATACATTTCCATGCAGGGTACTTGTACCATTGTTTTTTTGCTTTCTGTTTCACCTTTAATACCTGCGAACTCGAGCTTGATCATTGCTCGTTCTGCCCAGAAAAAAGTGTTGTCGGAATTTCCATCTGGAAGGAAGCGTACTGCGGATTCGTTACCTTCTTTTAAGTTCCAAAATGGATATATTGAATTGTCACCGCCTGTTCTCTCACCAGTACCACGTGACTCTTGTTCTTTAAGTTTTGCTCTAATTTCAGCCAAAGATGCCATAATATTTCTCCTTTAATATGCCTTTGTTTGCCTATGTTTTGTTTGTGCCACTACACAAACAAAAAGTGCATACATGTTATTGTACGCACTTTTATTTATATTCGCAAGTGAAATCTTGCTTAATATTGAAGTAATTCTACCAATTATGTTCCAGAGTCTTTCAATCCGGCAATTCTACGCATGGCGTTAAGTTCTTTCATTATGCTTGCGTTTCTGCTTTCAGCCGCAGGTGTATCTGATATTTGTCCACCACCAGGAACAGCTTTACCTGGTAATGGTTTTGCAGGAGCTGGTTTTGGTGTTGCGGCTTGTTTTGGTGCCATTTGCACAGCATACTTTTTGCCCTTCCACATAAAGTCCTTAGCACCAGCTTTGCGTGCCGCGCCAAATGCTTGACCAAAAGGCATTGTATCATAATTTGGTGCTGCCGCTGGAGCGGGAGTTGCCGCACTACCGGCCGGCTTATTTGCTATGTTGACCCCATTAGCATCTCGTGGTACATTTGTGGGCGCGGCAACTGGTGCCGCTGCCGGCGCTTCAGGAGCTGGTGCTGCCGGCGCTGCCGGTGCTGCCGGTACTTCAGGTGCTGCCGGAACTTCAGGTGCTGCCGGAACTTCAGGTGCTGCCGGAACTTCAGGTGCTGCCGGAACTTCAGGTGCTGCCGGAGCCGCAACTGCTGGTTGTGTGCCTGCTTGCACAGGAGCTCCACTGCCGTCAACTACTGCGCTACCGTCGCCTGCTTTTAATGTTCCAGGAACAGTTGCAGCCGCTGTTTTTGCTTTGTTTGCCTGCATCCTTGCTTGTTGTTGCGCCATCATCTCTTGTGGTGTAGGCATTGCTTTTTGCATGTTAGCCAGCATTTGTTCACTGCTTGAATTTGGATTTGGTAACCCAGCTTTGGCAACTAACTGTTGGGCCTTTGTTGGAGCAGCCGGTGCCACTGGAGCAACCGCGGGTGCCGGAGCAGCCGCTTCAATGATGTCTATATATTTTCTTAGTAATGAATCCATAACGCTTCCTTTATCTTAGACCAGCAATTTTTAACATTGCTGTTAGTTCTTCACTCTCGGGTAATGCTTGCTCTTTACGCTGTGCTACTCGAGCTTTGATATTTTCAGTTGCATTACGATTGTTCATTCCTGCGCCCGACAATTCAAGCATACGTGCTTGTTCGTGTTGTGCTTGAACATGGCCTTTGTATTTTTCCATTACGCTGTGACAAGCACGTTCGACCATACCATCAAACTTTTCTGCTCGCATTGTGTCTGGTTCAATGTTGTACTTTTCTTTAAGTTCTTTACACATCTTAGTAACGAACCCTTCTTCACCAATGGTCATGGTACCTTCATTGGCATTGAAAAAGCCACTTACACGTTCTTCAATTTCATCAAATAATTTTTCTGCTGTGCTACCATGACGCTTTTGTTTCCTATGCATCATGTCTTCATCTGGATTTTCAGCAACTGGAGCAGCCGCTGGCGGAGCCTCAGCTGGCACTGCTTCTGGAGGTGCTTCTGCTGGAACTGCTTCTGGAGGTGCCTCTGCCGCTGGAGCTTCAGCTGGCGCACCTTCTGGTGGAGCCTCAGCTGGTGGTACATCTTTATCAAATCCCAATTTGCCTGCAAAGTCTGTTTGATTTTCAGAGTCATGTGCTTTTAAAAATTCACTAATGATTGGTCTAGCATCCATTTCATCTAAGCCCAAATCAGCCAATGCTTCAAATGCTTTGCCTAATTTATCATTGTCAACTATGTCTTTTAAACTGTCTCTTACGTTGCTGGCATTGGTTCCCAATGGCAAGTCTTGATTAAACAAGTCCTTTAATGACTGCATGGCTTGACTACTACGGTCTTCGTCGCCACTAAACAAATCATCTTCTTCACGTACTATTTGTTCAATAGCTGATTCAAATTGATCTTCTGGGGATTCAAATGTTGATTTTGGTCGTTGAACTTCTTGAGCAGCCGAATTGATTGCGCCCCATAGGCCGCCCATTGACCCAGCCATGCCGTTGTTAGGACCTTGAACTCCCAACTGTTTGGCAACTTGCTCAACAGTCATGCCTTTAGCTAACAATTCTTTGGCTTTACGATTTACTTCAACCCATTCGCCAGAAACACGTTCAGCTAAAATATCATCAGCTTCAATATCCTTTACAGGAATATCACTCTCATCAACTAGACTGTAAATGTATGGAAATACTGCCTTTAGTTCTTCATTGAAACTACGCACAGTTAATCTATCTACCCAGTCATTTAAAATTTCTTCTGGTACAACTCTTGACGGACGACTTGTAAAACTTTCTTTAAACAAAGCATAGTTTTTTGGACTTTGTAGTGTGTGAACT